GACTTTGGCAGTTGCGTACCAGTCCTCACCTTTTTTGACCAGTGGTACTGCGACTTGGTCTCCTACTTCGTCGGATATCGACTCTTCAACAAATGTTCCTTCTGTCTCGTGATCTTCGTGAACCCTCTCTGCGATTCTTTCTATTTCTGCTTGATGATTAGTGAGACTTACTTTTTTAACTGCGTCCACGTCCTTTTGGATAGCGTCCATGCTTACTCCCTGAACTCGTTAAGAGTTTCTTCTGCGTATTTTGCTTGGTTAATAGCCTCGTCAAGCCATGTCATGACTATCTGAGGCAACCTAGCGCGAAATTGAAGTTCCCTGATGGCCTCTTCTTCGCAAGGCTCTATATTTATCCACGCATCAAAGGCTTCTTGTTTGGCCTTGAGCGCTCTGCCAGCAATGAACTTGCCAACAGGGGACTTCAAAAATTCTTTTGTTTGAAGGCCAAGACGGGCCTCCGCAATTAACAACTCAGTCTCATCCATCAATTACTACCCTTCAGCGCCGGGAATTTTCCCGTACTTATCATTCATTAATACATCAGACATCTGTTTTCCTTCATCATTCCCGGGGGAAACTCCGATAGAGGCGTCCTCCTCCAAAAGCATCTTGTGAACAAGCGCCTCCTTCTGAAGAATTAATTCACCACGGGCAATGTCGTTCTTCTCCGCCTTTATACGGGCTTCGATTACGCCGACTTGCTGTTTCATAATGTCACCGCGTTCACGGGCGTCAGTGGAAATCTGGGTAGACGTAATGTCGCCCAGAGCCTTCTCTTTTGCCGCCTGTACCTCGGACTGACCTTTGATCTGTGCAGATAGGATTCTGGCTTCAGCATCGATCTGTTTCGCCGCGCCCTGATCCATTAGTTGCTGGACAGCGCCACTCAACTCTTCGATCTGGCCTACGAGCATATCGATACGGGGCTGTTCTTCCTCGGCAACAAACCGCTTCCCGTCTTTATATCCAAGAGCGCCAAAGACTTCCTTGGTTATCTCGCCTTGGTTTAGGAAGTTAATCAGGTCTGGGTTAATCTCTCCCATCGTCCTAATGCCGAGAAGAAGTCTTTCAATCTTCTTGACTGGATCGGTTGCGCCTGTCCCCACGTTTACGCCGACGGTCATCTCATGGCGTAGAAGGTTGTCTGTATCCGGGCCGGTATACTTCTGATAGAAACCCGGCTCTTGCTTATTCTCTTGCTCCGCCCTGTTAGTCGCGACCTGAAGGACAACCTCATCGGTCTCGTAGTACTGCTCAAGACGGATTAGTTGCATGATGACAGGCTCAATCCATGTCTCGGCAAATGTCCGAATCATGTACTCAATCATTGAGTTGGCATTTGAAGAAAGCATCTCCATCCCGCCAACCGTTTCATTCATCATGCGATTACTTTGGACACTTCCTTGGGAGAAATTTCCAGCAATATCATCGAAGTCAATGTTCAGCCGATCCTGCTCTTCGTAGGCGCTCGCTGTAACATCAGGCGTGGCAATAACGGCCACGTCACTGTGCGGGTCGTCCATCATCACAGAACCACCCGGGACACTTCTTTTCAGAGCGTGTATATCTATATTCGCGCTTCTACGGATGTGGTAACGCTTGTTGAGAACCAATTGGACGTTATCTGTCCTTTGGTTTGCTATGTCGTTAGCCGCTGTCTGCAAGTCTTGAGTAAGTTCTACCAAGGACGTGGGGTAAGTACGATGCGCCTCAATAACAGTCCCACCCATAACATAGGGGCGTTCCCCCTCTCTTAGATGTGGGTAGGCATCGCGTAACGGCTTTGGATCAGTTAACAGATGCTGAGTACCAGCAGTGTAGTAAATCCAATCCTCTCCATTCTTCCTGACAATATTCTTGTGAATAAAGATTGTCTGGTATTCAGAGATACTTTCCTGTCGATCCGTTAGAGGGTCTTGCCGTTTTCCCTGTCGGGTTTGGCGGGTTGAATCAAACGCTGAACGTCTTGAAGACTCAAGAAGTTCGCCAAGTTTCAACCGCTTCCACTTAGGCTCACCCGTCTTCGGGTCAATATTTTTCATCCGCTCCATAACGTCTTGGAGGTACATGGGTATGATCTCAATCACAAAAGGAGATGTTCCAATTGGATCAAGCCAGTCTGCGGCTGGATCAATTCTGAAATTCTCAGCCGCTATCAACCGAATATACGGACAGTCTTTTACAATCCGCTTCTCTTCGATCACATCTTCCAACTCGTTCCCTTCTTCGTCCAGAACTGGATTTCCATTTTCGTCAAGAACGGCTTCCCTAGTCTTTATCTTCTCTTCCTTGTACTCCCAGTATTGGTGGGAGACGACGGTTCCGAAAACAAGTGCTTCTTGATATGCCGCAACTAATGTCTGGAACCACGGAATTGTTTTTGTCAGTCGATACTGAAGGAGATGCTTCAGTATGGTGGCCGATGCTCTCTGCTCCTCATCTGAGTCGTTCTGCGGGTAAACCGATACAACGTCTTCAGTCGCAAAAAAGGCCGCTGTGACTGCGGCCTCGTTGGTTCGTATTGCAGATCGTGTCTTCGGCCTGAATAGCCGGGATCGATGTTGGTATTGTGAACCGTGGTACTTTGATCCAGACGGGTGCTTCGATTGAAACAAGGAGATATTCCTATCCCATTGGCGTCGATAGTTTGCATCAAGATAGGAGGTGGATGACTCATACGCATCCTGTGCCAGTTTTAACCAAGGCGACCTTTCTCCATCTAGGTTAATAGGGACATCGTTATTCATCAAATTTAACCTCACCCATAACGTCCCGCTTCAGATTTTCAAGTTCGGTTGGGATGGCTCCCCCACGGGTTACCTTAGCCCGCTCCAGTAACTCACCAGCCCAGCGCATTACATTCTTGTATTCTGGATCGATATCGTTAACCCGAATCCACATCCCCCATTTCATAGAGAGGGCTTCATTCCATATAGCAAGCATCGAATAGTCATTACTTGGCCCGACTGCCCATGCGTGTCCGGGGTAATGTTTCTCAAGAGTGTCTGCAACATTTTTAACCAGACTCACTACTGTCGCCTCTTTCATCATGCTCCGCTTGTGGGAGTCAATCATTACCTTCATTATTGGAAAGCGGCAATCACAAATAGAATAATTACGAGGCCAGCAATCGCGGCCATTTTAGGATTCTCTATACACTTCTGTTTTATCTTTTCTAAGTTCATTTTTTTGGCCCGTAGGGTCTGTTTGGATTCTCGTAAAGTTTTCGTCTTGGAAAGTTGTAGACAAGGATAGGCTGTTCTGGGCCAGCCGCTTTCTCGCAAAGTTCCTTCCAGTTATATCGTCTAGTTTTTACTTTCTTCAATGGAGTATCCTCGGCTCCTTATGGATAATGGTTGCCGTCTCTTGCACAAGAGAAATAATCAGATCACTTAATGCATGAGTAATTGTTAGAGACTCAAGTTCCTCTTGCTCGGCATCGATAAAATGTGATAAGAAAGTAACCGCAAGTTCTTCTGGGGTTTGATCTGTCATATCAGTAAGATGGAAGCGCTTCAGGCTCCAAGTCGTCTTGGTACACGGTCTGTGGAGGCGACGCCTCGATGTCGTAGATGCGCGACATTGCATCCAACATATCGACATGAACCGCTGGAAATAAGTTGTACTCGTTTTCAATCATTCTCTGGACAAGGTCATACAACTTGCCGGTCTCATCCTTTTGCTTTATAGGACGAACGATGAGTGATCCATCTCCTTGCTCAAACGCTTTCCTCTGGTTTGAGGTTAGAGAATCAGATGACGGGGCCAGAAAGAAGCGCCAGTTCTCAAAGTCGGGCTGTAGTCTTTGAACGCGATCCCGTTTAGACCCCGGCCCTTCTCTCGGCCACGCCAATTCTTGAATTGGAAAATAGTTGTTCTCTATTTTCATCATTTCATTAAAATGTTCGATATCGGAATCCTTTCCGTATCTCTCGTATCCAACCTTTACCGTCAGAATCCCAGTCTGTCGTAGCCACTTACGGCGCAACTTACTTAGAGCCTCCCAGCGTTCTTTCAGGTTTAGCCTGTGGCAAAGACCATCAAGAAGAAACTTGTTGAAAGCGTGGTCAATGCCAATAACTGCGATAGCGGTTCTATCTGAAGTACTCTTCTTTGAGTGCGCGGGGTCACAGAGGATGTATATATTTAGAACCCTTGGGCGAATCTCTATTCTTCGTATCCACTCTGGGTCGAACACTTGATCCGATCCTGCAATTGGGTTCTGTAACATCTGGCAAGCCAGAACGTACTGCCCCATCGAGGACTTTTTCTTATCCCAATCCTCTTGAGAAAGTAAGATCGGACTCCCATCGGGGGTTCCAGATGAGGTTGCGGGGTAGACCCGGGATTCTGTCCCGCGATCTATCAACTCCCGGTATGTGTCTGCGTAGTGATATCTTGTTCCTATGTACCACTCTCTGTTCGCGCCGCCTGACAGGTTCTGAGATAAATCTAGGGACTCTGTTGTTTTTGCGATCTGTTCTGGCGTGTTGACCGAGTCTCTCGTTACTACGTCGTCGTATATACGGAGATCGTAATGCCGGGATATGGGTTGTCCATCCACTAAACCCCATGCTTCAACCGTGGCCTCTTTCGGGTTTGATTTCCTTTTGACGATAATTCCAGCGTCTTCACCCCACTGTGGAGATTCCTGTCGTGGATTTGCGTATAAGATATCTGGAAACAATTCTCTGAGAAAATCGTTGACTTCAAACTCTCGCTTTATCTGCTTGAGGAAGCCTTTCGCGATAGGTCTGGTATGGGAGAAAATACCTATCGTTACGTTGGGGTTTCTCAGGATTTCCTGAATCGTTCCCGCGTAAGTAATAATGGTGGACTTATAATGACCTCGCGCCCACAGATCAAGATACCCGTCTGGATTCCTCTCTACTTCTCTGCATCGGTCGTACAACCAAGGATGAACGGCGTCTTTTCTATTCAGCAAGACAACCAACAGGAACCATCGATCTATCTTGGCGAGTTCCCGAACTATCTCTTTGTCGAAACTCCTTTCCAGAAGATTTTTATAAAAAGTACCAGCCTGTTTTAGAGTCGCAGTTGGTAAGTATTTTTTTGCCTTCTCAATAAACTTTTCAGGTTTCATTGATTGGTTTCTCACGAAACCACATGGTAAAACACTTCTTTTCGCCAGAGCCAACTGGCATACCACCATGCAGGGAGTCCGGGTGTGGTTTTGACCTGTCCTCGCCTACGTTACTGAACACGAGCATTCTTCTGGAGCGAGGTCTTACGGTGTAACCTAAAACGGGAAATGAGGTTTCACCGCCGCCGTTCTCTGGAATATCGTTGAGGTAAACCATCGCGGTATATATTCGTTGCCCGCCGTGGTTGTAGTGACTCCACTGGTCAGAAGATTGATCAAACGCATCAAAGTGCGGATCGTATCGCTCCCCTTTTCTGTAATGAAGTAACTGGACTTTTTCGGCGTGAGACAACTCCATGCCGATAAACCCCGCAATACGGGTACACAGATTAAAAAACATCAATGATTCTGTGTGGTCTACCCACTTCCTGTATCCGGTTCGGGCTTCAATTTTTTCTCCCTCACCATCTTCAGTGCACACCGTAGACTCTTCCATC